GGTGAACCGGATGATTCATTGTCCAGAACGCGGGTCGATAGCGCAGCAAGTTTGCCGTTGATGGCAGAGGCCGATGACGCGATGGCCGACGTATCGACCTCGACGGCTGCCAAAGTGGTTTCGGTGGCAGCACCAGACGGCAGTGCGCTGGAAACAACGTCAACCTGAAGTTCCCCGTTTGAATCGGTCTTAAGAATTCGGAGATTTGTGCCGTCGCTTCCGCCAACCTGAGTCGCCTGAGAAAGGGCTGGGAAACCGATAGCGCCAGTCGATGGGGTGTTGGCGGTAACGGTTCCGGTTATCGGAACATCTGATGCACGAAGCTGCGCGTCGGTCAAAGGCCCAGTCACAGCAACCGATGCCGCAATGCTGACCGGTTGAGTGGCTTGAAAAAACGTGCCACTGACCGGAACAGCCGTTCCGCTGACAGTGCCTTCAATTTGAATCGCAGTGGCGCGAAGTTGCGTGTCGGTAAGAGGCTGAGTAAGTCCGGTGTTGGCGGTAACGGTTCCACTTATTGGAACAGCAGAAGCACGAAGCTGAGCGTCTGTCAGTGGTTGGCTCAACCCAGTGTTGGCTGTTACCGTTCCAGAAATCGGAACATCTGATGCGCGAAGCTGCGCGTCGGTCAACGGACCTGTAACAGGAACAGACGATGCGATGCTGACAGGTTGAGTCGCTTGCCAAAACGTGCCAGAAACTGGCTGAGTTACACCACTTCCATCAACAGGCACGCGGCTAGAAACAAGCGCCGGAAGTTTGCCGTCGATGTTGCTTAGCGAAGTATTTCCAGTCGTTTGAAGTGCTGACGTAGATGCACCTGTCGGAAGCGCAATGGAACCGACTGAAACAGGGACAGCGCTTGCGCGAAGTTGAGCATCAGTGAGAGGCTGACTCAACCCAGTGTTTGCCGTCACAGTTCCGCTTACCGGCTGCGTTGCTTGGAAGAACGTGCCACTAACCGGAACGGCTGCGGCTCGAAGCTGGCTATCCGTAAGAGGTTGAGACAGGCCGGTATTCGCCGTCACCGTTCCAGAAATTGGAACTGTAGCCGCTCGCAGTTGTGCATCAGTCAATGGCTGAGACAACCCAGTGTTAGCCGTAACGGTTCCCGTAACCGGCATCGGGTTGCTTGACGAGACATCGGTAGCAGAGCCATCGGTTCCAATGCCGATCTTAACGCGCTGATGCAAAACGCCTGCGATTTCGTCAGCAGCCACTGTTGCACCCGTTCCAGGTGTATATCCTACGTTGTCTGCCATAGATTAGATGTATTGAAGGTAAATATCCCCATCAGATCCGCCAGATGGTGATGACGTTCCGCTTGTTATGGTTTTTTGAGCGACAAGATTTGACCGAGCGGAATCGGCTGTAATTGCACCAGTTCCTCCACTTGCGACAGCGAGAGTTCCTCCGATGGTCATCGTGCCGCTTGCCGTCAACGGGGAGTTGGCCACGGTCAAACCTGTGCTTCCGCCTGAAAGCCCGATGCTCGAAATTGGAGGAGTTGAATAGACTACGTTTACGAGGTTGAGCGTGTAATCCAGCTCGTTCTCGGAAATCGTTGATACGACTCCAGCTCCGTCAAATTGGATGGAGATGTCGTAGCTGCTCATGGCGCGACTGTGATTCCGTCACAGACGATGAGTTTGTAGGTTCCAGTCGTTTTCGGGCCGAACGTGCCGACAACTTCGAACGAAAAATCAACGTAATAAGTGCCAGCAGCCCAATTTGCCGTTGCAGAACCGGGAGCGATAAACAGGATCGTAGCGTTTCCGCTTCCATCGATTGCACCTGAAATGGTTCCGAAATCGTAAAGCAGCACCCCAGACGAATCTCTGATCTGAGAATACCCAACAATGCCGGTCCAGGAAATCGGAGGATTTGCGGGAACAAAAAGAGAAACGGAGTATTCCTCGCCAATTTTGATGGTCATCACGCCGATTACAGCGCAATTATCACCGGAAGGTTGGCAATCGGTTGCCGTTGTCGCGCATGGCGACGAGCAGGATGAACCGAAGTATGGTTGCGAAGGCATAACCTTCCTAAAACTCTGAATCCATGATTCTTTAACGCAAGGTCAAAATGGCGGATCAAACCACAGAGCATCCACTTATTCAGCACAAGTATGGAATTCGTTCTCCGGTCAAGATTCCTGACCTTGAGCTAGAGCTTTACGCATTCCGAAACCGACTCCAGCCCAATGAGGGCGGACTAGGTACTTTCAACCATTTTGTTAACGCCACCAAAATGCTCTGGCCAAAGATGAGCTGGAATCCGTGGCTTGAAAATCAAGCAGAAGACCTATGTGAGCATGACTACGTTGGGTGGGCAGGATGTGGCGCGTCCGGCAAGACCTTTGGGGCAACACTTTTCGCTACCGTCTGGTGGTTGGCCAACCCTGCCAAGTCAACGGTTGTCCTGACATCGACGACCGCGAAGATGATCCGAAAGCGTATGTGGGCCAATCTTCAGGATCTTGTTCGGAAATCGCGCGGATTTCCCGGCAACATGGTCGATTCGAAAATGGCGCTTCAGGCTATCAAAGGTGACGACCGTCATTCGATTTCAGCTATTGCCGTCGCCGAAGGCAACACTTCGAAGGCGGTGGCCAACATTCAGGGTATTCACGCCGAGCGGGTGATGGTCATCATCGATGAGGCGACGGACACGCCCGAAGCAGCTTTCGAGGCTTGTACCAACCTTTCGAAGGGTTGCCGCGAGTTCAAGATGTTGGTTATCGGTAATCCGGCATCGAAGTACGATCCACACGGTCGATTCTGCACACCGGCAAAAGGTTGGCGCAGCGTAACGATTGAAGATCAGCATTGGCTGACCGAGCGCGGCATGTGCCGACGATTCGACGGCATGAAGTCGCCCAACATCAGCGAAGGGCGAACGAAGTACCCATACCTTATAACGCATGATCAGGTGTTATCCGCTATGCGACATGAGGGTGAGCAAAGCCCTACGTTCTGGAAGTACACGCGCGGATTCTGGAGTCCTGACGGCATGGTCAAGACGGTGTTGTCCGAATCACTGATCGAGACGCACACACCTACAAGAAAGTTGACGTTTACCACAAATGTCCAAGTCGTTGCCGGTCTTGACCCAGGCTTTGGTGGCGACAGATGCGTTCTTCGCTTCGCCAAGGTTGGCACAGCAAACGACAAGGTGAGCATACTTTTTCAGGATATCGTCCAGATATCCCCAAACGCTCAGCTAACGGAACCAGTTCACTACCAGATAGCCAACCGCGTCAAAGAGGAGTGCAGCAAGCGCGGCGTGTCGCCCGATAGGTTCGCTCTCGATTCAAGCGGTGAGGGTGGTGGTCTTGCAGATATTCTGACCCGCGAATGGGGCGTCGTTCATCGCGTTGAGTTTGGCGGCTCTCCGTCAGCCATTCCGGTCAGCGATGAAGACAGTCGGCCATGCAATGAGGCATACGACCGCAAGGTGACTGAACTATGGTTCTCGATGCGTAAATGGGTTGTCGAGGAGCGTGTTGGAGGAATGGACATCGAGACTCTTCAGGAGTTCTGCGCGCGCATGTTCGACGATTCCAAGCGGAAGATATCGGTCGAATCCAAGACCGTGATGAAGCAGCGAACCGGCAAATCGCCTGACTTGGCCGACGCAGCTACAGTCTTGCTTGATCTAGTCCGAAAAACCGCTGTCCTCGAACCGCGAGCAACCAGAATGGATAAAGTCTGGGAAAAGCTCGTTCGGGATGCCGATTCAATCTACCACGACGAAACTATCGAAGAATGAGCAAGGTTACTGGATACAAGGTTCTCAACGAACACATGGTCATCCCCGGCGGATGGCATTACCGAGTGCCAGAGACGGGCATCGAAATCATGGGAGGATCATGGCCGCAGCTCCATGAGTTCGTTCGCAACCATTACACAGCGAACGCCATCGCCGTACCGATCAACCTTGACACTTTAATCACCGAATATGCGTGTCGCAACGGTGCGGATTGCGCCTACAACGAGGTTGAACTTCCAAAACCAGAAGGCCGCAAATCGCTGCAAATTGGAGATGTCATCCGATTCAGCATGAGTTTGCTTCATGGACTGACCGTCGGCGGCGGAAAAGTCGATCAAGCGGAGGCAAATCGACGCGCAAGCATCTGTTCAGGATGCCGTTTTAATCGTAAGCCGCTCGGATGCACTGGATGTAATGCTCGCGTTCTAAAAGACGCCGTAAAAACCTTCTCACAACACGGAAATACGCCGTATGATGAGCAGGTTCAGAGCTGTGAATTTTGTGGTTGCTTTATCAGAAGCATGGTGTGGTTTCCCATTGAAACACTCCATAAATTTACGGACGCTACAGAGAACGAAAACCTTCCGGCTCACTGCTGGAAAAAACGACCATGTACGGAAACCTAGCCCAACTGCCGCTTGAAACCATCAACGAAAACGGCAAAGCGCCTGAAACGCGCATAGCCGATGCGGCATCAGCTCGCGAAATTTTCCAGAAGCTGATCATGGCCGATCAGTTGCGGAACGTGACGCGCGCCAAGTTGCGCGGTCTTGTTGATGGTAACCCTCCGTACAATCCCGCTGAACTGCGCCGTAACAACCAAGCGTTCCGAACCAATGTGAACTTCCGCGAGTCGGAAGCATTCCTCACGTTGGCCATGTCTGCCTTCTACGATGTGTTCGCCGAGGTTCCGACCTACGCCAACATTCGCACCGCTTACGGCAACGACATGGATAAGCGGGAGGAATGGTCGAAGATCATTACCGAGGAATTCGACCGTCTCCAGAAGATGGACAAAGACTTCGACTACCTCATGCAGCTCTCGCAGCGTGAGATGGTCCTCATTGGTGATGGCCCGTTGATTTTCGAGGACAGCACCGATTGGCGGTGTAAGGCCATCATGGCAACGGATCTTCTCGTTCCAGATGGAACCAAGTCGAACGTCAGCGACTGGAAAGTGGCTGCTGTCCGAACCCGCATGGGTGTCGATGATCTTTTCGAGAAGATTCAAGATGAAGGGGCAGCTCGCGCCGCCGGTTGGAACGTGGACTACGTTCGCCAGCGTATTCGCGCCGCGATGCCCGAGCCGTATCGCTCCGGCGTTCAGTACGATTGGGAGTTCTTCCAGCGTCAGCTTCGCTCGAACGACATCACATTCTCGGCTCGCTCCGAGGTGGTCTTGATGTGCCACATCTTCTACAAGGAGTTCGATGGTCAGATCAGCCATGTCATCATCGATGAGCGTGACAGCGAGGACTTCATGTACAAGAAGCTGCGTCGCTTCGGCCGGTGGGAGCAGGTTATCCATCCGATGTACTACGACCGTGGCGATGGCGAGCATCATGGTGTAAAAGGCTTGGGCATCAAGATGCTCCAGGCGATGGAACTGAAGAATCGTCTGCGTTGCTCGATGGTTGATAGCGCATTCGCTCGCACCCAGATTCTCTTCCGACCTCTCAACCCGAACGCTCTAAACAAAACGAGCGTCGTTCAGCAAGGACCGTATGCTATTCTCCCGCCCGACTACGAAGTCATTCAGCAGAACATTGCTGGCGTTCTGGACGCTCCTATGGCGGTCAACGCTGACCTTGAGAATGTTCTTCAAGGCAACCTCTCTCAGTATCGCCAATCGCTCAACAAGCCGTCGGGCAATCCTCGTACTGCCACCGAAGTCCAAGCCATCGTGGCACAGCAGTCAGCAATCGGTAAGACGCAGTTGAGCCGGTATTACAACCAGTTAGATTCTTTCTTTGAGGAACGGTACAATCGCGCCTCAAACCCCAACCTTAACCCAATTACCAAGTCGGACAAAGACGCCATCGAGTTCCAGCGTCGGTGCAAGGAGCGTGGTGTTCCTGTTCAAGCGATGATAGACATCGATTACGTCGAGGCGACTCGCACGGTCGGCCAAGGTTCTCAGTTCGCTAAGCAACAGCTTCTTGGAACTTTGCTCGGGCTTTCCGGTTCTCTTCCCGAAGGCGGAAAGATCAACCTGCTCAAGGACTACATCGCCGCTCAGGTTGGCCAACAAATGGTTGATCGTTATTTGCCGACTCAGATGCAGTCTGCTCGCGTTCAGGATCAGGCTGCTCTTGCTGTTCTGGAGCATTCATCGTTGCGCCAGGGCAACATGCCAATCGTCACCGACACGCAGAGCCATATCATTCACATCGACACACATCTGGCGGCTGCAAACGAGGCTGCTGCATCGCTTCAACAGGGTGGAAATCCGCAGGAGATTGTCCTCTTCCTCCAAGGCATAGGTCAACACGTTCAGGATCATCTCCAGCGCCTGTCCACCGATCCTACGCGCAGGCCGCAGGTTGAGGCTTATACGCAGCAGTTGCAGATGCTTAGCCAGACGATTGAACAGCTTGGTCAGTTGATTCAGGAACAGCAGCAAGCTCAGATGCAGATGCAGCAAGCTCAAGCGATTCAGCAGGGTGTTGATCCGAAAACGGCGATGATGAATGCGGAGGTTCAGTCAAAAATCGCTCGCCAGAACGCCGAGACTATGGCCAACATTCAGCGTCAGAACACGAAGGCGATGGCAGATCTGTCACGCCGGAATGCGAAGACCACCGCTGATATTCAGCGAGCGAATGCAACTGCCGAGTCCAACTTGGCGCGTCAGGGATAAAATTTATGAGCCAAAACGAAGAACTCGTTTCTCAATTCATCGCAGAGCAGTTTCCCAAAATGGGCGGCTGGTGCGACGTTAAGAAAGGTTTGGAAATCGCCAAACTTGTCCTTGAAACCAAACCGCAGCGCATCGCTGAAGTTGGCGTTTTCGAGGGCAAGTCAACGCTCGCCCTGGCCTACGCCTGTAAGCTGAACGGAAGTGGCACGGTTTACGCCATTGACTCTTGGAAGAAAGAGGACTGCATCGACGATGAAAATGCAGTCAATCAAGAATGGTGGGCGGCGCTTGATTTGGACGGCCATTACGAGGCTTTCGTTCGCCACTGTGTCCGTGCAGAAGTTGTTCGCCATATCCAATTCTGCCGCATGTCGTCGTGGGACGCGTCGCGATTCCTGCCCGAGGTAGACATGGTTCACATCGATGCCAATCACGCTGAATGGCCGTCTACGAGCGATGTCGTCAACTGGCTTCCGAAGCTCAAGGTTGGCGGTTACATCGTGATGGACGATGTGAACTGGGAGTCCACACAGACTGCGCTGAAGTTTGTTCTGAAACGCTGTGAATTTGTTGCGCGTTTCGATCTGAACGAAAGCTGCTTTGCCATCTATCGTAAGTTAAAATAACCGTGAAAACGGTCGTCATTACGATGCGCGGTTCGCCACGCATCCCGCGCTTAAAAGAGAACCTGAATGCTTTCAGCATTTTGGACTACCGGATTTTCTATGGACTAAATGGAAAGAAGTCTGGTCTGAAAGCAAGCATTCCGTACGAGGTTGATAATCCCGGCTCCGGTTATTTAATCTGCCATAAGCATGTCGGATGCACCATGTCTCATTGGATGCTGTGGAATGCTCTCGATTTTGATCCATCAACACCTGACATGGTGATGATTCTTGAGGACGACGTTATTTTTCGTCCGCACTGGAAAGAAACGGTTGAACGCGCACTGACAAAACTACCAGAAGATTGGGACATTCTCTATCCTGGATCTTGCTGCGCGCACGGAAAGATGTCCCGAGAGCTGGATTCCAACCTTTTTGAGGGAATGCCGCTTTGCACCCACTGTTACATAGTACGCAAGAAGGCTCTCAAGACGTTGATTGAGACGAACGAGGAGATTTTTGCGCCTATCGATTTGCAAATGTACCTCAACAGTCGCCATCTCCTGAAATGCTTTACCATTTTTCCAAGGGTCGTTGACCAAGATGGAACCGATCTTTCAGACTGAAAATGAAAGACATAATCCGCAGCATTTCACTTAAGGCTCTCAAACGATTTTCTAACGGAGGAGATGGCCACGCGGATCTTCTCATGCAGATCGAGGATCTTCGCAAGACAATCGAAATACGGACCAAAGAAAACGAGGAGCATCTGACAGAAGTTCGCGAGGAGCGTGACTATTGGTTGGCTCAATACGATGAGGTCAAATTTGCCGCTGAATTTCTTATGAGTTACGCAAAAAACGATGTTCCAATTCTGGCGGACCAAGTGGATTGGGAGGTAGGCAAGATTGGACTTCCGAAAGAAGCCGGAACGTACTACTTCAACCCTGCCATCACGCAGGAGCCTGACGGAAAGATTCTGCTTTTTGCACGGCGATGCCGCAACAAGCGCGAAAGGGATGAGGATGTCTACATCGAGAAGAATGACATCGCTGTTTTCGAGCTGAACAACGATTTGCGCGCCACAAAAAAGGCTCTCATTCAGCTCAATTCCAACTATCCGAACGAGCAATTCGAAGATCCTCGCGTCGTAAAGTTTGGCGACAAGTATGGGCTAAGTTGCTGCTCATACGTTCCACTAAAATCATACGCGCATCAGGCGATGTTCCTGCTTGATGCCCAGTTTTCAAACGTGGCCAGATTCGATCCGATCTACGGAAACAATTTGGCTCAGGCGATGGTGAACGATGGCCATGAGAAGAACTGGCTCTACTTTGTCCACGACAACGCGCCACATCTGGTGTATTCGGCCAATCCTCATGTCGTAGTGCGCCTTAATGGGCGTCTTGAGAGTGAAACGAAATACATCACAGACGAGTTCAATCCGCTCTGGAAGTTTGGTGAAGTTCGAGGAGGCTCAAATCCAATCCTTGTCGATGGCTTGTACTGGACCTTCTTCCACAGTTCTCTGCCGTGGATAAACAAGAAGCGTCGTTACTACATGGGCGCGTACGCATTCGAGGCAAAAGCTCCATTCCGAATCGTCCGCATGACGACTTTGCCGATCCTGACTGGAACAAATCAGCAAGACTGGTGGCCAGGACTTCCGGCTGTTGTGTTTCCATGTGGAGCATTCTTTGACATCGCAAAGAATCAATTCGTCGTATCGTACGGCATCAACGATGTTGATTGCGGCTACATCAAGCTGCCGCTGGGCGACATGCTTGAAATCACCAAGGTCATCCGACCGAATCGCGATGTCGTCAACAAAGAGAATCCAATCCGATTGGATGAGGTTCTCGACCCAATTCCCCCAAAGCACAAACTGAAACGAAACACAAAGACAAGATATGATGAACTGGCTAAGAGGCTTGAAGAACGAGAACCCGAAGAACCTGCTGGAGTTGCCTGACGTAAATGTATCTGACTGGCAGACTGATGGCCAACAGGCTGAACTCGCTCAAATTCTGCAAAATCCGATTCTTCGGATGGCTTTACGCATCGTGGCTGAATCAATGCCAGTTCCGATGCCGTCTCATGGCAGCAAGGAATCGGACATTATTTTCGCTGCCGGTGTAACCGCTGGCTACGCGCATTGTCTTGAAAACCTTCGTAAATTGGCGGTAATTGAAACAGCGAAAGAACCAGAAGCGACATTCGATAAGCAATACTAACAAATTATGGAAGAACCACTGAACTCACCTCTCACCAACAACGGAACAACCCCCGACTTCGGCAGCTCGTTCATCGACGCTTTCAAGGCAAGTGGCATTGATGATGCCGCATTGGCTGATGAGTCGGCCAATTCTGCCTCGCAGATTACGGAAGAGCCGAAAGCTAAAACTCAGAAGCCAGCCGCAAAGTCCGCAGACGCTTCCAAGCTCAGCAAGGCTGAGATGGATATTGAGCGGATGTTTGGTACGAAAAAGCAGCAGGCCGAGGCTCCGACTTCTACGGACGCTGATTCCGATATTCCAGAGACGATCAAGTCTACGAAGGCCGCTGATGCTTTCCGCAAGATCAAGGAAGAGAAGGCTTTGCTGGCCAAGCAGTTGGATGAGCTGAAGTCTGGAAAGACTGCCAATCCGAACTACGAAGCGCAGCTCAAGACCTTGCAGGAAGAGCGTGACGCGCTTTCCGAGCGTGTTCGCATCCTCGATGTCGAACGTCACCCTGAGTTCGTCAAGAAGTACGAAGGCAAGATTAGCGGCGTCTTTGATTCCGTGAAGAACCTTGTTGGAACTGACGGCGAGCGACTTGTTGATTTGCTCAAGTCTCCTGAGAGCGACTATCGCAACTCGCAGATCGACGACATTGTTGAGGGTCTTTCTCCGTCCAAGAAGGCAAAGCTCGGCGCGCTGATTGTGAAGTACGACGAAATCAATGGCGAACGCGCGTCAGAGATTTCCGAGGCGAAGGCTGATTACGACGCCGTCATCTCGAAATACCAGCAGGACAACGAGGAGGGTACTAAGGCTGCACTGGAGTCGGCCACCAAGACCTGGGCTAAGGTGAGCGAGAATGCTCGCGCACTTGAAATCTTTGAACCGCGCGAAGGCGATGATGAGTGGAACACCGAGTTGAATGGCCGACTGAGTCTCGCCCAGCAGATCTTTAATGGCGAGAACAGTGAAGAGGACTTGGCTAAGGCTGCTCTGTGGGCCGCTGCTGCGCCGAAGTACCGCGAACTGCTCTATGCTCAGGTTGAGGTGAACAAACGCCTGCAAGCTGAACTCTCCAAGTATCGCGGAAGCGAACCTGGAGTTACTTCGAAAGCGACATCTGGCGGTTCTCGCCCCTCGAACGCGAACACCGCGAAGAGCGAAGACTTTGTCGCCAGCGTGATGAAGTCGTTAGGACGCTGACACCACTCTCCGAAACAATTATCCCCCGATGGTTTTCATTACCACCGGGGGATTTTCGTTTGAATTAGTTACTCTTTCGGGAGTGCGTACCAACCATCATGTATCGTAATCCGGTTCTGGCTGCGAACCGATTTGCCACTCGCGTCAACGACCCAAACCTTAGCCTTAACGTCCTCAGCAAGCCTCACCGGCTCACCGTGGGGGACGTAAATCACTCGGCTCGCGCAGCTCACGCTCATGCTCGCGCACACGATCAAGAAGACCGCGCTTAAGATCAGGTTGTTTCTTGGCGTCTTCATTTGTTGTGTCCTGCTTGGTCAGCGCATGAAGCCAGATGACCAGCTTCATAACGAGGTCGGCCAGGAAGTTCATTCCGTCTGTTTGGCGGGTGCAGCAGCGGCTGATTGCTTGTTCTTCCACATAGACCAAGCGACGCCAGAAATGCTGACAGCAGCACCGGCCAATTCGGCAACCTGATCGGCACTAGCCAACCCTTTAGCAACGATGAATCCACCGGCAGCGGTCAGGATATGGCGGAGAAGAGAGGAGATATTAGCGTTCATTTGTCGTTTTTGAGTTTGCGATACAGTTCCACTGCTTTCACGACGCAAGTAAGAAGCGCGGCGAACGCGCCAAGTGCCAATGACGCAGTCTTGAGATGAGGATCGGAGAATACCGCGTTCCCCAAAATGCCGATGGCCGGACCACCGACGCCGATTGAGATGTCTCTTAAAAAGGCGTGGTGGTCCGTCATCGTGGTGGTTAGTTAGTGTCCGCCTGCGATTGCTTTGCAGCTTCCAAAATCAGTTCGGCCAATGGAACTCCTACCTTTGCATTCTGGAAACCGCCAGCTTTGATGGCGATGTCGATGAGTTGGAGGAGTTGATTGGCCTGCTCAGTGGTAAGTTCGATTGTAATCATGCCGTCGGAGCATCCGAAACAACCGGCTGTTCGTCAACAGCGGCGACAGGAGTTTCCGCATTGACGAGCGGCGGCTCCACCTGCGGCTCCATCGGAGGAACGATTTCCACCGGCGGCGATGAAGGCTGCGCCGCCCACGGCAGCGGCGGAGCGATAATCGGCGGGTTGATCTGGTCGTTGATCTGCTGCGTCACGTTCGCTTCGATGGCGGTCTTATCGACGCCATTGGCGAAGCACCAGCTCAAGACTTGAGCTTCGGTCAGATCCTCGTAAGGCGTGAACGAACCACTCGGCGGAGCGAATGAAGCGCTGCCGTAGCAAGTGCCGCTGTACTGATCCTGCGAGCCGTTGCAACGCCAGTCGGCGGTGATGACGACATCGGTGAGTGAGCCTTCGGTCGGCTTAACGAGAAGGCGTTCGATGATCCAAGAGAGGGTAATCATGGGATTAGGGAGCGAGAGTGATGTTGGCGGTACGAGTAGTGCCATCATTGCATTTTACCGTGATTCGTAGGTTAGTGTTGCTGGTCAAATTGAACACCATGTAACCATTATCACTGAGAGTTGGAGCTGTAGTGGTGAGCCTCGAAATCAGGTTTCCAGATGTGTCAGCAATGAAGTTATTAACACCACCTCTAGTTGCTACAGCAAGACCATCTGCAAGAATAACCATTCCAGCCGCAACAGTCGCATACAAACTAGCAGAACCGGAAACGGTGTCTCCGTTGAATGACCCAGTTCCAATGGTCAGCTTGTTAGTCGGACTCCCCCCCACGCCCAGCCCCGTGGAGTTCAGGGTCATGGCGGTGGAGCCGCCTACGGACCAAGTGCTAACACCAGTCGAGTTGATGTTGTATCGCTCGACGTTGTTGGTGTAAATCTGAACAGTGTTTGTGGCATTTGAACCAGCCACAGAATTGGTGCTTCCTCCAAATTCAAGCTGAAATCCATCATCCAATCGGATGTTGCCGCTGGCCACATGAAGCGCCGCAGCGGGAGTTGCCGTCTTGACACCCACCCGATTGTTCACCGAATCCACCTTCAGGGTGCTGGTATCCACCGTCAGATCGCCGGTGATGGTGGCGGAGCCAGTGGTAGTTACTCGGCTAGCAATTCCGTCAATGTTTAGAACATTAACACCATCCACAGCTATGCCGATGTTTTTTGACGATGGCAGATAAATTCCATTGGTAGGAATTGCCGAAGCCGTGGGGTTAAACGAACCAGCAGTCAGAGCATCAGTTGCGCTACTGTAAATCAAACCTCCGTCGCCAGCCAGATTGGTTCCGTTGTTGAAGATGACCTGATTGGTTGCGCCAGGAAGTCCAACACCTCCACCAAGAGCATTATACAGCTCGGTGAAGTTCTGGTTGGTGTAATCGAACGAAGTGCGAAGCGGAGTTCCCGTTCCGTCGTTCGGTGCTGCGCCGATGTTAATGGTCTGTTTTGCCATGTTGGGTGTTAAATGGTTTTACCGTAGATTAAAATTGAGTCTCATCCGCAGTTATCGTCGTTACGTCAGCCGTAATGGACGTCAAATCCGCCGTAAGCGGAAATCCGACCGCGCCGCCAGCGGAATCCGAAATACGATTCAAAAGCGCCAACTCAAGCATGCCCACCTCCCACGGAGAACGACATCCAGTTGCCGAAACCTCGGCGATAAGCTGAGCAGCTTCGGTACAGGTTATGGATGAGTCGGCCATATTATTAGTCTGCTACAATGAACCACGCCGTTCCATTGCTGATGATCGAAACTTTGGACCAGTGCGTCGTCAAAGAATAAGTTGCCGTTCCGTCAATCGTTTCGGAACCAAACGGATCGACAGTGACATGGTTCGCGCCAGCATTCACTCGCTTCACAAAGAATATCCGCCCATTGGCCGCTGCCGCCGGGGGAAGCGAAACCGTAATCGCTGCCGCTGTTGAATTGGCGATAATCGCGAAATCACTCGAAACGATTGAAGTGGATGCCGTAACCGAGCGAACCGTTCCAAACGAAGCAGCATTTGCCGCAGCCGTTCCAGATCCGTCGGCAATGCGGTTCAAAAGCGCAAGCTTCGCCATATCACGCTCCCACGGCGAGCGGCAACCAAGAGGGCTAACCTCGCTTAGCAGCGTTGCCGTTTCAGCGCATGTAATGTCAGCCATATCGTTTTAGCGTTTCGGTTATCGTGCCATCGGACCAGCGCCGCGCTGCATCACCTCGGCGATGAAACCGCCACCACCAGGAGTGGACCCCCCCTCCATCTCCTCGCCCTCCTCATACTCCTCCTCGCCTCCCTCGGCCATCTTCTTACCCTTAGACTTCTTCTCGTAACCGGGGATAGCCATGCCATCAATCTCGATGACCTCCGCCTTTCCGTTCTTACCAAGAACGATAGTCGCCATTGTTTGGAAAGCCTCGCCTTCCTTCAAGTTCTCGGGGATTTCGACGCCTTTGGGAATGGTAAATACCGGCATGAAGCGAGCATCAGACTCATGGCATGTATGTCAATCAAAAACCCCCCACCAGCCTTTCGGGCCGATGAGGGGCTGCTCCAACAACGGAGCTGTGAGACAAACAACCTATGAGATAATCCGGTGGCTACAATCGCCGAAAAGAAAAAACCCGCAAGCATTTTCACGCCTGCGGGTCTGTGAATTATTAGCTCGATTACGAGCAGATGATGGTGGTCAAAGCGCCGGTGCAACGACGGAAGATGATCGTCATGCCCTGGTTAGTGAAAATGGGTTCCGGCGCATGAATGAACTCAGCGTAGTGCTGACCCTTCTTCTCCAGAGGATCGGCGCAATCCACATCGAGCTTGTACGCACCAGTCACCCACTGCCACTCGCCCATGTAGTTGGTCGGCATCCAGCTCAAATCACCAACACGGTTCACAGGACGCACAATGTGCGACTTGAACACATACGGGGTGACAACGAACGCAGCCTCGAACGGAGCAGTCACCCAGCTTGAGTTGACGCTGAACACCGTACCCTTCGTGCCATTGGCGCTGGTAAACGGCTGAACCAACGTGTACTTGCCACCAGCGTAGGTGTAGCGGGGCGGGAACAGATTCGGAACATGCCGGAAGTTCTTAATCACCCGATTCGCGCCAATGCGCTTGAGCAACTCAGCGCCGCTGCCGCTGCCCATATCAGCCTGACGCAGGTCCTCACGGAACGCGGGGTTGTTCTGAGCGATGCGCTGAGAAGCTTCCAGACCGATGTAGAGCGGGAACACCGGGCCGTCGCTCGAATAGCTGATGAAGCCAGAGCTATCAGGATTGGTAGCACCGTTACGGATCAGCGTGGCGGCGGCGACATCGAGCATCTCCTGCGTAAGCTCGGAGGTGGACTGATTCAGCGCCTGACCAGCGGAGCCGGTCTGAATCCAAGGCAACTCATTCACGCCAGACGGAATCGTCTCAACCTGAGTGAAGGACGAGTCGGCCACAGCCTTGATGGCATACTTGGCGAACATGTTCTGGTAACGGGTTTCCCAAGAACGCTGAGCGCGGATGGAGAGCTTCTCCAAGTACACTCGCAAGAACGCCTCGACGCGATGATCGAAGGTCAGATCGTCCTTACAGAGGAGCGGACCTTTGAGGGCGAAACGCTCAGGACTCCAAGTAACGGCATTGTAGCCGACCGGAACGTCATTGTAGGTGACATCGCAAGCGCCACCGTTATCGCCGGGATTGCCGCTGGCGAGCGTGATGGCCGACCACTCCTCAGCCGCAGTCGGCTCGATAGAGGTGGTGGTGAACGAGGTCTGGGTCAGACCAGTACCTTGAGGATACTCGCCGCGCTCAATCATGTTGAGCCACATCGAGCGGTACGAGGCGCGTTTGTAAACGTCCTGCGCAAGCGACTCAGTAGCCACCGCGAAGGCGTTGAAGACATTAGGACAAGCCATGAGATTATGAAATTAAACCGACGTTATCTGCGTTATGGTTGGCCATCTATCCACCACACGGTGGCTGATTATCCAACCTGCTGAATGCGGAGTGTCATTGCCGCTTAGACGGTTTTGCGATGGCTGACCAAGCCTCCGCATTGCTTAAGGTCGTTACGCGCACTGACGCACAAGGGCGACTAAAGTGTCAATCACAATTAGTAATTGGCCGCAAACTCATCGGTCAGCTCCGACTGCTCCGCCATGTAGCTCTTGTATCCACAGAGTAGGCCAAGTTTATGGGGTTGGATAATATGCTCCTTCGCGATGACTCCACGGAATGTGTACGGACCTGGGAAGATTCCCGTCATCAGAGCGTAGAAGTCCACTCCGTCGGTTTTCGATCCTTTGCGCGCATCGACCAATAGCTTTCCATTGTCATACTTGGTCGTTTTAACATCGATGCAAAATCCCGGTGGTGGCGGGACAATCGCGTCATAGAGCGGATGCGGAGGATTACGATCCGTATCCAGATCAGGATAAACATTGAACAGCTTGCAGAAAGCTAACTCGCCGCAGATTCCCTCAAGATCGACCGTATGCGGATCTTCCGCACTGATTTTTAGGTTCACCACGTTGAAATATCGATTCTTACCATTTCGATTCTTGGCCACGAAATGGGCGAGCTTACGCTCCGCTGTTGATAGAGAAATACTTTGACCAATTTTGATTTTGTTTAACATGGTCAAAAAGGCGGAAAATTTTTGAGGGGGGTATCGTAAACGAAGCCCACCCGCAAAAGGGGGGGCCACCCTGCCAGTCAAAAAGTGTGCCAATCCCTAGGAAAAACAATCCTTTTCTACCATAAGTAAATCTTATCCTAACTATCAGTCCGTCTGCGCTGTACAATCACTGTTATATTCACTTGGTTTCGGATTCGCTCACGACTTGCACCTCCGCGATTCTGTCAGGCATCGATCCGAGTAGATTGATTGAGACGGACGCTTGTTCCCCTTGTTCGCTCCATCCGAATACCAACGCACTACGCTTCGCCACGCTCCCAAGGATTTGCTCCCGTGTGGATTCATCACGAATACCGTCCAATGCGTAGCTATCGATCCTTTCCAACGTGCTGGCGGCATCAGCCGCGAGCTTAGAGCGGACAAGCGCAGACAGACTTTCCAATGAAACACTTTCCTTTGAGGAAATAGTGTTTCGCATTTCCCGTCTCACCTTGGTGATTCCTTCCTTGCTCGCCTTGCTTGTCAGCGTTGCGAAATTTAGCTTTAACTCCGCTCCAATCGCTTTCCACGTCTTACCTGACAGGTAAAGAGCTTTTGCTTGGTTCCATTGGTTTTCTGTCATGCAAGGTACTTTGCTTGGCAAGGTAGATGTCGGCAACGCCAGTTTTCCGCCAGTTTTTTCCACCCCATGGGCTTCAACCAGGTTTCAAAAAAAAGTTGAAAAAAGTTTGCACGGAATCGGATTCCGTCGCATTCTCTCCCCGTCAGCAGCGCCAAAACGAACAACTCACGCCATGAAATTCACTCTGAAAACCGCCAAAACCGCCGACGGAATGGTCTATCTGGACATTGCCGAACTCGAAGCTTTCGCGGTTGAAAACTCCGATTCCGACGCCAAGCGCAACGGATTTCCCCGGTTCAGCGTTCACGTCGACGGGGAGATTCTGAAGCTCAACACCAAACAAGCGTTGCGTAAGCTCTTCAACACGGTGTCAGGCCCGGTTGGTGTTGATGCGTTCCGGAACGCTGGTCATGGCGTGACAATTAAATTCTAAGCTCTTAAATCCCATGCAAACCGAATCCCATCGAATCCTCACCGCAGTCGCCGACAGCGCGGCAACGGCTCTTCCCATCGATGTTCCGATTTCATTCGCCGACGTTGACGCTGCAATCGAATTTCTCCGCTCCCGTTTCATGGACGTTGATTGGGACGGTTTCCCCAATCGAGTCACAATCTTTGGTGATGATCAACGCATCGAAGGCGACGAAGACGAAGGCCTTTGGGTTCTCAACCTCGTTTTCGCTCCCGCTCCCGCTCGTTTCGGCGACGTCACCGCTTAATCCCATGAAACGCTCAACCCTCAAACGCATCGCCATCGCCGCCTTCATTATCCTTTCAATCCTTGCAATCGGCATCGCCGAATCCGTTCTCAATCTCACCCCAAACCACTAATCCAAATCCCATGAATTATCCCGAAACTATCCCCGCTTCCTTCGCCTCCGATTCAACCTTAGAGCGCGCCTATCGAATGGGCTGGAATCACGGCCATGGAATCGCTTGCCATAATGTCCCATCAATCGGCGACGCCATCGATCGATCGATCGATTGGATTGGACTCGGGAAAACCGTCACGCCGGAAAATATCGCCGAGTACCATGAATTGCTTTGTTTCGCCGCCGAATCAAATTCCCGAGACTATTCCCCATTCGAATTTACCGCCCATGAACTCAACGAGTCCGACGATTCTGAATCCCTTTGGGAGGCATTCGAATCAGGGATTGCCGATTCGATTCGAGAGGACTTGAAATCCTATTCCTACGCCGAATTGGTTTGATTCCCGATACCCTGCCCATCGGCAATCGGTGGGCAGCAATCGGCAATTACGCCGAATCCAAATCAAATCCCATGAAAGCAAACTGTTACCTCGCCCCCGGTTCAAAGGTTCGTCGAACCTTTCCCCGTTCCCATGAAGCCTCTTTCTATGTTTCCGGGGATTCCCCGGAACCCATCGTGAAGGTTTACGGTTCAATCGAGCGTGGTCAATGCCATGCCGAATTGGTCAATGGCGAATACCTTACGGTTCCGACGGGCAAAGGATTTATCCTATCGGCCCATGAAGTCGAAACGTCCGCCATGCTCGCCGCTTGATAATTTCAACGCATCAAATCCCATGATCCTAATCTCCCGCACCTTCGAAGTCGTCACGCCCGAATCCGCTGAATTCGGCGAATCCGACGACGCCGGATTTATCTCTCAATCGGAACCCGTCACGTTTCGCGAGCTAGTGTCCCTCATGCGCGAGCATCCCGTCCCTTCGTCCTATCCCTGCGGCGGCTCCCGATGGGATTGGCTTTCGTCCTATCCCGAAGAAAACTTTCGCGACTGTTCGAACCGGACCGAATCCCTTCACTTTGACAATTCAAACCCGCCGTCGCGTGACAAGTACTGGCGGAAGGCAATGCGCGCCGCCGGAATCCGAGTTCGCTGATTCCCCGCGCCGCTTCATGGGAAACCGTGGAGCGTGGCGGCGAATCAATCGCCGAATCAAATCCCATGAAATCCAAGTCAGAAGAAATCCAAATCCTTTCCGCCGCCGCCAATAGTCTCGGCTCCGGTTCCTATTGTGGCGATTGGCTCCGCGAACAAATCCCATTCATCGAATCCGACATTCGCTCGGACTTCGCGCCTGGAATCCTAGCCTCCGCCTCAATCCAAGATTGCGCGCGCCGTTGCGCGGAAATGCGCGCCGATGCCATGCGTGAGCGTGACAAGATTATCTTGGATGCGCGCAACGAATCGGAGCGAATCATGGATTCCGCATTGAAACTCGCCGATTCGATTCGGTCCGGCCTCCGGCGTGACATTGAATCCGCATTGCATCAAATCACCAAGTTCTGATTCCCCGCGAGACGCTATGGGAAACCGTAGCCTCCGGCGGCGAATCATTTCCGATTCCCGATTCAAATCCAATCCATGAAAACCATCGTCACAGAATATCAATTCATCGAAGCGTTTCGCCTATGCGGACGCGAAAGTCAATTCAGCGTCCCCGCTCGCCGCGCCTTGTTCGAATATTTGGAAGAATACGAAAACTTTTGCGGAACCGAACTCGAACTAGATCCTATCGGCATCTGCTGCGAGTGGGCAGAATATCCTTCCGCGCTGAAAGCCGCGAACGACTACGGCTTCAAAGGAAACGAGAACGACACTGAGGAAGCCGCGCTTGAATGGCTTGAAAACCGGACGCAAGTCGTCGAATTCGACGGCGGACTGGTCATTCAGTTGTTCTAAATTCCTGACCCATCCTCCGCGCGCCATGCCGCAAGCGTGACGCGAAAGGGTAGGCCAATCTATCCGCAACAAATCCAATCCAAAGCATGAAAACCATTCACCAAGTCATTCAAGAAATCCAATGTTTCGACCCTGCAATCCGCGCATTTGACGCGCATGATCTACCGCAATCCGTCCGCGCGTACCTGCACCATAACTACCGCATGGACGCGCGCCTGACGGAGGAAGAGCAACAACTTGTTGAAACCTCATTCGAGCATTTCGCCGACAACATCCGCGAAGCATTTCAGGACGATCCAAGGCCTGACGCAACTCGGTTTTATCTGTTCGACGACCTCAGCCTGTACGTCAGAACCAACGCAGGACCTGAACTATGGGCCGACGCGCAAGTGTTCGTCGTGGAGCGAATCCTTCCAGCTATGCGCCTTTCGCGCCTGGAGGCTGATTTGATGCGTGAAATCGGCATGGACGATCAAGTCAACGAGGTTCGCGATGATTTCTATTCCTCCTTCGCGCATGTGCTGCACCGCGACTGCGGCATCCCGCATTGCGACGCGCGGAATCACTGGAACGCCTGGAGCCGTCAAGCTCCCGATTCGCTGACAGAAAGCCTAGAGCTAGGCGGCGGCGAATCAGGCCGCGCGGAGGGCATTCGTTTCGCGTCGGAATACAGTGTCACAAACGCCTGAAAACCCATGAAATACAAAATCGGATACAACCATACCTCGCCCGAGTTTGCGTCTTCCTATGCTGACGCGCGGAAAGCGGTTCGGCGTGAGGCTCGGACGCGCCGCATGATCGGCATGACGATCCGCCTCCGCTCGGTCAAATGCGACGACGGCGAATACCTCTACCTATCAACCGCCGATCTTCGCCAAGATTGCGACGGTTCGCGCGCCTTCGCGGTCATCTCCGAAAACCCCAACGATTGAAATAAAACACCCCATGAAATCCCATACCCCCGCCCCTTGGATTGTCCGATTCGATGAAGATCGATTCGACTCGAAACTGTCTGTTCTTGAGGTCATCGATGGAAGCGATGCGTCATTGAGTCATCCGCAGGGCGAACTTGTTCTTGCGCGAGTCAATGTCAGCGCGTTTGCGCCGCACATGGACGAACCGCTCGCCAACGCTCGCCTAATCGCCTCCGCACCCGATCTTCTCGCCGCCCTCGAACGCCTCGCGCACCCTATGGCCGACGACGAGGACTTGGACTACGCGCGCGAAATCATCAAGAAAGCGAAAGGCCAGCTATGAAAGTCTATTGGACGGCATTTTACGGAAGGAGTGAATACACGTTTCAAGGTCGCAACGCCAAGCGTGACGCGTATCGACTGGTCAAACGATTCGGTGGGCGTGTGGTTCGTGAAATCATCAAATCCCACGAATAAACCGCATCCGCGCATCAAATTATGCATCCATTGCTTTTATCCGCTCTCATTCAGGTCGAATCCGGTGGAAACGATCAGGCCCGAGGCCGTCATGGCGAGCTTGGCGCGCTTCAAATCAAATCGATCATGGTCCGCGACGTGAATCGGATCATGGGGACGCACTACGCGCACCAACAGGTAACGAACCGCGCCATCTCGATCTTCATCGCGGAAAGCTATTTCGCGCACTATGGCCAGCATCTCAGCGACGAATCTTTAGCTCGGCTCTGGCAAGGTGGGCCAAAAGCCCTTAAAAGATCATCCACGCGCGCGTATGGAAAACGGGTTATGCGCGAACTGGAAATGCAACTCGCAGGTATAAATAAAACTCGACAGTAAAAACCCTATTTTCACCGCACGGTAAAACAGCAGAAACCAATGAAACTAACCATCCAATCGAAACAGAACGCCCAGACGATTGTCGATCTGTTCAACGCAATCATCACTGGCGAATGCGAAACTCAGGGCGTCAAACCGCTCTCAATTTACGATGAGGATAAGCATATCTGCTCCATCACGGACGCGGACGGCAATCAAATCCTTGAGCTGATCATCGAGCGCGAGCAGGGCGACAAGTTGTGTCCTGCATTCGAAGGCAACCCTGATGAGGAGAAACTGCCATGAGCCGCAACATCCCGCTCAGTGAGCTTATAACGACGCTCGAAAGCCTGTCGGACATGATGCAATCGCCTATGCTTATAGAGGCATCCTATCGACTCGACACTGCCAACAGCGCGCTATGCTGCCTTGAACACGCGCTGTTTTACGTCCGCATGTATCGATCAGCCGATAATACAGGCGATGGCGAGAAGCGACGCCAAGAACTCATCGACGACTCGGAATCGATCATCAACCTGATTCGCACCGGAGGACTGTATCCATGAGCCGCAATCTATTCGCCCCGCCCCGCTTCAAAGTTCAGATCAGCGGCGCGATTGGCTGGTCCGATCTAAAGGAACGGGTCGTTCGTTTCGAAACGCTCGAATACCCCACGCGCAAGGATGCTGAAGTGACGGCCAGGGAACTCAACCCCGGCGAATACACTCAGGGACGGATCCGCGTCGTCCCGGTCGAAGTGCCGGAGGATTATGATGTGTATCCCACGCCCGAGCGGACCAAGCCATGAGCGACATTCGAGATGAACTGGCCGAAATCGATCCTGACCTGCTTCTCATGGATGGATTCGATGACTGCATCATTGGCATCTGCGAGTCGTTCGGAAGCGTCCCGGTTGTCGCCTACGATTACGACAGGGTGCTGGCCAATCTTCAGGCAAGCGGGATGACCTACGAGGAAGCGGTCGAGTACCATGAATTCAATCAAGCCGGAGCATACGTCGGCGAGCGGACTCCGGTGTTCATTCGGCGGATAGAAAGTTAGATGCACCGTCGGCCACCATTCCACAGTCAAAACTAGGTTATCCGAACGATTCGATTCTAGCGCATCCAAACCCATGTCCGCTGTCATCACACCATCCAGCAATCAAAACGCATCAGCGCGTCGTTTAGAGCGTTTGCGAGGCATTCAAGTCGAGCGATTGAGCGACGCATCTTTATCTTTTTCATCCCGAACGGTTGCGTCCGCCCCGTCAGGAGGCGGTGCAAGCATACCGGTTTCGGGATGAAACCACCCCTCCTTGGGTTTTTAATCCCAAGGGGGGTTTCATTTTAGTGAAATAGATGATGAGTGTAGCTAACCGTGGAAGAGTTGAATCTAACCGAGAAAATGGAAATCTAACTTCTGGGTCTTGACAATGGTCGGTATGAACCGCAGACTAGAGTTCGTTATGAGCTATTTGCCATCAGGAAAAACACCAAGAACGATGTTCAGCCAGATGCCACCAAAGCGGCACGATCTGGACCCGAGTAAGTCGGAAGTTCTGGCCTACATCGGACAGGAGATGGGTTGCGACTTGGCGGCGGCGATACGGGCGTTCAATTCGATGCGGCATCCGAAGTGTCGGGTGCTGGTGTTCGACAAGATTGAGCGGCAGTGGAAGGGTTGCGAGTTTCGGCCAGCCGACGCTGAGACAAGCGAGTTGTCGATCATCCGTGAGCATCGCGCTTTTGAGCGGCAGTTGGCCGTTCTGAAGTCAACCGTGCGCCGGTTGCAAGATGATGTTGAAGACCTCAAGCGGAAGACTGCAAAGCGAACCAAGGGCAAAAGGGGCGATGACAGGAAAGTGGGTGAGCCAGCCGATGAACCACCCGCTGAAGTTAAGCCAACAGAGCCAGACCGCCCATCACTGTCCGAGGAATTCGCCAAGTTGTTCCCTGAATTAACCGACAAATAACTGATTACTATGGAAACCGAAAAATCATCCGTGTTGAAAGAACAGTTGGAAAAAACCGCCACGATGTTCAAGCGAATATCTGAGAGCGTTGATCGGATCGAAAAAACCTTGAAGGAGCATGAACGCAAGATCGATGAAGCGTTGAAGCGTTCGTCCTATCAGGACACCGACATCGACACCTGGGAAGGCTTCGGGCCGAAGCCAGAGTGTCAGCCGTTCAATCCGAACGCCGAAACGTACACCCTGGAACTCCATCACGGCCAATACACAATCCGACGCGACGACGGCGAATCCGACAAGGAATGGCAACGGCGCAAAGATCATCTCATGGACCAGCGTGTCACGTTCCTCAATGGCAGCGGACAGAACGGAACGCCAGAGCAAGTGGCCCACCTTCAGAGAATCGAGACACGACTAGGACGAAAAATTTTCAAATATCCTCTTGCAACGACTTGAGACAACTGCAACACTACGTCCGCAACAATGACCAATTTTCTGCAATCGGGAATAGTGCGCGAAGAGAACTCGCGACGGGGTTTTTAATTGGATTTTTATCCCTGATTAAACACCCGATTGCAGTCGATTTTTGAATGAAAGCTTATACGGCCAAACAAACGGCAGCGATGCTTCAAATTTGCACCGAGACGCTAAGGCGAATCGTTCGCAATGACGGCATCCAGCACAGGAGAATTGGCCGACGAATCCTTTTCACGGAAGCCGACATCGCGGCGATTCTTGAGAGTCGAGCAATGACCGGAGCTGTGAATCCGTACGCAAAGAAGACAAACAAACAACCGCAGATAGAGAATACAACCTATGAGCAACCAAGCAGCCACACTGACGGTAGCAGTACCGTCCCAGCAAGCACCGCAAGCCCTGACTCCAACCAGTCCTGACTTCTACGACCGCATCGACAGTCCGATGGATGCGGTGAAAACGATGGGCGACTGGATTAGCCACTCCGGCATGTTCGGATGCGTCAAGCCTGAGCAGGGCTACGTCCTCGCTCTGGAATGCATCGCAAGCCGAATGACTCCGCTCTCATGGAAGCGCGAGAATCATTTGATCAATGGCAACATCACGATGAAGAGCGAATCGATGCTCTCCGGTCTGATGAATGCCGGATGGGATATCGACTGGGTGCAGTTCGACATTCAGGCCGCAATCGCCGACTTCAGTAAGGGTGCGAAGAAGGTTCGCGTCTCATTCACCGCAGATGATGCGAAGCAAGCTGGACTTATCCCCGCAAAGCCAGGAAGCGGCTGGGCAAAGTTTCCTGCTGAGATGCTCCGCGCGCGTCTGATCAGCAAGGCGACTCGCATGCTCGATCCGCGAATCACGCAAGGCCGCTACACCCCCGAGGAGGTGGCAGACTTCTCCGCCACCCCATCAGCACCCGCTCAACCCGCTCCGACGCGCCAGACGGTCAATGTGACGCCGGAATCAACCTTCTCGCTTGTAGAGAAACTGGAGCAGATTCTTGAGCCACATTCCGAGACAGCGAATGCGTTTCTCATCAGCAAGAACCTCATCAAGGAAGGTCAGAACTTCCGCGATGTCAGCACCAAGGTGGCCAACATGATCATCGCCGATGCGGATGGTTTCATCTCCAAGGCTAAGGCGTTCTCAGCTCCCACACTCGAATGAACATTCTAAACCGCCACGTTAATTTGGACATGCCAGCCGAGAAGTATCACGCCGTTGATGCGCTGAGCAAAAGCATGATGACCAAGATCCTCAAGTCACCGGCCCATTACAAAGCCGCGCTGGATGAGCATCAGGAGCCGAGCAAGGCGATGCAGCTTGGTACGGCGATTCATACCGCTGTTCTCGAACCGCACCTGTACTCGCAGGTTGTCGCCGTGATTCCGCCGGATATCGACGGTCGGACGAAGGAAGGCAAAGCGTGGAAGGAGCAGCACAAGAGCCGCATTCACCTGACTCATGCTGAAGACATCGATGTGCAGGGCGTGGCCAACTCTGTTCGTCGCCATCCGTTCTGGGACATCACGCATCTCGACAACAAGATCGAGGCATCGGTATTCGCTCAAGATGAGGAGACTGGCCTACCTCTCAAAGCGCGTCCCGACATGTGGGTCGAGGATCATACCCTCGTCGATGTGAAGACGACCGACGACGCGACACCCGAGGGTTTCAGTCGCACCGTGACGAGCTTCGGCTATCACATTCAGGCGGCACACTACCTTGCCATGACCGGCGCGGAGAACTTCGTCTTCGTCGCCGTTGAACGCAAAGCACCATACGCAATCGGAATCTATCGTCTGGACGCCGAATGGCTTCAGGCCGGTGAGAACCTTCGCAGGAAGGCTATCTCGACGCTGCATGAGTGCCGCGCACTGGACAGTTGGCCAGCCTATCCCACGGCAACCATCACACTTTCATGCCCAAAATGGGTGCTGAATAAATCGGAAAACTAAACCAAAATCGAAGCCTAACAATTATGTTCAAAGTCAATCGTAAGGACGCCGGAGGCAGCTACATCAATGCTGAAGGCGAGTACACTGTCACCGTGATGAAGGTCGAGGAAACGCTCGACGCCAAGGGCCGCGAGGTCTGCAAGGTGACGTTCGCAACCGAAGACGGATCGAGCATCGCCGACCGCTTCATCAACCAGGAGAACGTCTGGTTCCGCGTCAACCAGTTGGTTGCCGCCACCAACCACAATGTGCCGGATGGAACCGAGGTGGACTTCCTTGGCAAGAAGGGCAGCTACGCCAACTTCCTCAAGTCGATGATCGGTCTTGAGCTTACCATCGTCGTTCGCGCTGAAGAGTACGACCTGAATGGCGAGAAGAAGAAGGCGTTTCGCATCAAGGCGATGAAGCCTGCTGTGGCCACGGCCCCAGAAGAAAAGCCGTTCTAATCCAAAACAGGGAGGGGTGCGTATTCCCTGATAACGCACAACCAATTCTAACGCATCCAATTCGTATCCATGAAAGTCAAACTTGTAGCTATCACAAAACCCCTTGTCGGCGACGGGACAATGACCGCGTCCGATTTCATCACGTTCGCCGCCCGTGTCAGCAATCCGAGCAATCAGATGAGTCTGCTCACCGCTCCGAAACTACTGGCCTACTGCATCAGGCATGGCCATTGGAGCATCTTCGAACAGGCGTCGATGACAGTCGAGATTCAGACGAGTCGTGCTATCTCCGCCCAGATCATTCGCCATCGCAGCTTCTGCTTCCAAGAGTTCAGCCAGCGATATGCGCCGACCGATACTGCCGAGCTGGTTGAGCTTCGCACCCAGGACCGTGTTAATCGACAGGGAAGCGGAGAGGTTTATCCGCAAGAGTGGGCCAATGAAGTTGTCGCCAAGTCGGTCGATCTGGCTTTCAGGACATATCGAACGCTGATCAATGAGGGCGTGAGCCGAGAGACTGCTCGCATGGTTCTTCCGCTCTGCACGCAGACGACGCTGTACATGACCGGCAACATCCGCTCATGGATTCATTACTTCGAACAGCGTTGCGCCAAGGGTACACAGAAGGAGCATCGCGACATCGCCATTGCCATTCGCGACACGATCTTCGCCATTGAATTCTCGCACATTCACGCGGCATTGGAGGAATCGAAATGAGCGACAACAAATTAGAGACTGTACGTCTCACGTTCAAAGGACTGCTGTCTCTCTACCTGCCCGAGAAGACGATGATTGAGGTCTACAACGCCATCGAACTGTCCTGCCGTCGCAACGGCTGGGGAATAGCAATCGACGAGAGCAACAGTCTGGATTTTGTTCCGATGGTTAAAGTAGAGGAATCGAAATGAGCAACCAACCAATCAACGACGGAGGACCGGCGTTTCCACATACAACGCAATGGGACGGAATTACTCCAGCAATCAATTACCATGGTATTTCAATGCGCGACTACTTCGCAGCGGCGGCGTTGCAGGGGAACCTAGCATCACAGTCAATCGATGTTGGCTATTACGACGGCGAAGATGCGTGGAATAAAGCGGCTAAAGATGCGTACAAAGCAGCCGACGCGATGCTCAAAGCGAGGGAGGCGAAATGAGCGACACCCCAATATCAGACAGCACTCCGCACAACGTAGCCGATCTTGGCATGCTGTGCAGGAGGTTGGAACGCGGACTCAACGAAGCCAACTCAATCATCCGGCAGCAGCAATTGTTGGATGAAGAAAACCTGCGGTTAAAAGAGCGCATCAAGCGGTTGGAGGAGGCGGGGGATGAAGCAATCTACCCCTTTGAATATGCGGCCAGAGTGAGAATTTGGACAGAAGCCAAGGAGGCCAAGCTGTGAGCGCAATGAATTGTATTGGAAAGATACTCAAACGGTTTCTTGGAATTGCGTGTTCTCATTATTGGCAACCGCTAAACGACAGTTTCCATGGCTCACATTCTCACTGGGACGTTGCATTCAATGTTAAAAGAAAATGGAAATGCATCCATTGCGGTAAGCAGACGCTTTCAGCAAATCCAATTAGCTTCATCAATCAAAATAGAAACAAAGCCAAGGAGGCCAAGCTGTGA